TTCATCGCCTTGTCATACTGAGCCGCCATTGTAAATTCAAGGAGCGTGGATTTTTCCATTAACCTTTCCGGAAGCGTGTAAACCTTGCCGTTAAAATCGTACAGTTGTTTATACTTTGTTTCCGTTGGCGTGTTGATTGCACTCATTATCTTACTGTAAATGAATACAAGGTATTTTAATTCAAGGCTATCTGCCACCTTACCAAAGCAAGCATCAAGGGGAATGCCTGTAAAGTAATTAACCACCTTTGCCATATACGGGTATCTTTCCTTTGCCTCCCAGACTTCGTCCATGATTTGCAACCTTGTCCCTAATTCATCGTCATTGGTTTGCCATTGAACCATTAAGGGTGGAAGAAAACGACGTACATTATCCTTTACCTCTTGCGTATTAAGGATATTATTAAGTTGATTAATCATAGTGATTTGATTAACGTCTTTAGTGCCAACCTTCAACTTCTTTGCATACGGTAAAATCTTTTGATAAACCGAGTCCCGTTCATTCATGTATTGAATTGCTTCAAGTTCAACCTTTGGATGCTCAGGCAAAAGGAATTTGGCAAAGTAGATGTATTGTTCCAATGTAATATCCGAAGCCGTTTCGGGATAATTGTACTTGATTTGTTTGTTTCCGATGTTAAATATTACCATTATTTTCTCCTTGCTTTTTTGGTTACAGGAATATTATCAGCCAATAAATCGCCATTGGTTTCCATTGTACTTGGTTTAAAAGGCACTGGTTCTGCTTTCGCGTGGCTAACCAATGGAATCGACGGAGGGCGTGTCCATTCCCGTTTGATTCCATTCCCTGTGAGCTTCACGGCTTTTTCAAGGTGACCACGCATTTGTAATAATCTTTTACGCTGCATTGGCTTATCAATGATTTCCTGAGTAATCTTTGCGATTAAGTCAATGATGATTAACGCCTTTTCTTTATCTGTCATAAGTTTTCGATTTCTTGTTCAACTTCTTCCCAATAATAATATTCATCTTGGCTACCAGGTACGTCAATGTTCCACTTTTCTTTTAAAACTTCCCTTACCGCAAACAAGGCGCATTGCTTTGCCAATATTGATACAAGGATTTCCTGCCCAAGTTCACCGCCAATGCTTTGAATAAGGTTGTAGTAATGGTTAAATAGTTCATCTGCCTTTTCTTCTGGTGTCATGCTTTTTTTAATTAAATGCTAATAAATCGCTGCCCTGAGCCAGCCTTGAAAATATATATCTGAGTGAATCGCACCCGTGGTTATCCGCGTCTAAGGGCGTGGAAGATTTCTTATCGTTCCAGATGTAATTCCTTAATTCATGTTTCAAGTTATATGAATCAGGCGTTACAACAATGGTGTAATCCAGCATTTTCTTTATTCCCTCCACGATTGAGCCTGGCCCTTTCTCCGCCTTTTGCACATTCAAGCCCCGTTGTTGCAATGCCTCAATCAAACGTGGTTCACTTGTGTCCGCGATTACCATAGCGTTAGGGCTAACGAAATGGTTCATTTGTTCAATGACTTGCTCATAAGAAAGGGATTGTTTGTAAATCACTTCCTCAACGTATATTTTCTTTGCCCCTTTGTCAACCGCCACCTTGACCAATGCCAAAGGATCGGGGTAGAAGCCGAAGTCTAAGCCGTAACCAAAAGGAAGGCTAACATCGAACTCCCCCTCAACCCAGTTGTCAAATATCACCCCTTGTTTCTTATCCAGCCATTTGCCTAAGAACCTGTGCGCGTATGCCTCAGGTGATTTCGTTTTAATCGCCTCAATCTTTGCAATGTAATCAATGCTTAGGTTTTTTAAATTATCAAAGTACGTTGTATGAATATGGGTTATATCTGCGTGTGTGCTTATCGGTATCATTTGCCCGTCAATCGTATCCATGCGGTGCGACTTTTCAAACCAACGCTTCCAAATCCAATGCTCCACGTCTTGCGGGTTCATCACAAGTATAACAATGTTAGGCGTGTCAGGCATACGAATTGATTCGTCAATGGTATCAAAGTCCTTTTCGCTTACAAACTCTTCAGCCTCGTCAACAATGAAAACATTTAACTTTGGTATTGACTTTAGTTTTGCCGTCTGGTTTCCAGAACTTGTCTTGATGCCTGAGAAGATTATTTCACTCCCTGTGACCTTGTGGCTTATTTGCGCGTTCGTCATTTGAAACTCATCACCGACGCCAAGTAAATCAATCTTTTCACGGAACTCAGGAATAACGGAAATGTTAGCAGACGATAAGGTGTAACGGGTATAAAGCATTTTCCAACCCTTGTTAGCAAGGAGCATGTTACAAGCCCAAAGCCCTACGGTAAATGACTTCGCCGAACCACGTCCCCCAGTTATCAGAAAGTAACGGGTTCGAGGTTGCCAAAGGGCTTCGTACTTTTCACTTACCTTTATCTGCATCCTTTGTAAAAATTATCGTTGGCACGGTGACCTTTTCCCCTTGCGTCGTTATGTCAATGTTCTGTTTAGGCTTTCCCCATCCACGGTCTAAAAGGATTTGCGCCGCCTTGATATCGCCTTTCAATGCCTGTTCTCGAAGCTTCATAATAATGGCTTCACCTGCACTAATGCCGTCTTTTTCAGCGCCTAACACATTTGCCATTATCAAGTCAAGGGCTGGGAGTTTCTTAGGGCGTCCAACGTTAACCGTGTTACCTGATTTCAATTTACCTTTATTTTTACCTTCCCTCATAAAACGAGTTTTTAACGAGAATTATATCTGTTTGCCATTACGCTTGATAATCAATGATGAATCAAGTTTGCGCATTCTGTCAATGATGACTTGACAATACTTTGGTTCAAGTTCCATGCCATAACACTTGCGTTTAAGTTGGTGCGCGGCTACCATTGTTGAACCGCTGCCTAAGAATAAATCAAGCACTAAATCATTTTTTAAGATTATATTTTCAATAGCCATTGATGCAAGTCCAACAGGTTTTTGAGTAGGATGTAAATATTTTGTACTTCCATCTTTTCCAATACTCCAAACACTACCAAGTCTTTTACCTTTAATTTCAGCACCTCTATGATATACTAATGCAATTTCAAAATCAGTTAAAAATGTTTTTTTTAAATCACCTATACCGCCGCCGCCTTTATCCCAAACTATTATATTTGACAACTCTCCGATTGGTTCGCAAAATTCAATCCATTGCTTTAAAACCTTCCAACTTGTCCAGACAAATACAAATCCTTTAGAAAATAATGGTAAATTATTAATCCATTCTGTTATAAATACATTGTCATTTTCTAATACATCAAACTTTTCTGTTTTGGTTCGCATATTGGATTGATAATTTACTCCATACGGCGGGTCTGTGAAAACCATGTCCGCCTTCTCCCCGTTCATCAACCGTGCCACCGCGTCCGAGTCCGTGCTGTCCCCACAAAGCAACCGATGCTCCCCAATCTCAAACAAGTCACCGATGACAATGTCCGTTTCAATGCCGCCTTCAGGTACTTCGTAATCGTCCTCACTTGCCTCAAGTTCCTCCACCGTGTCAAACTGCGGTATATCCAAGCCCCATGCTTCCAAGTCCACCACCTCCCAATCGTTTGCCAACGTATCCCAGTCCCATTCACCAAAAGACACATTGTCTGTAATAATAAACCGCTTCTTTTCCTCTTCAGTTAAATCGCTACTTCTCTTTACCCATGCCTCATCAATGTCATTGAATCCAAGTTCTTGCAAAACGCGAAGCCTCATGTTACCTCCAAGCACCACGTTGTTTTCATCAATGACCATTGGGCGAAGGCTTAGCATCTTTGGAAACTCCGTAATACTTTGCTTTAGCTTTTGAAATTTATAATCTCGTATAACGCGAGGATTATTTGGATTTGGCTTTATGTCTTTTAGCTTCATAATTCTAAATATTAAAAACCACTTTTTTTATTGGTTTCAAATTGCTGAATAGCTTTAACATCTCCATTTTTTGCCATTTCAAACAATTTTAAATCAAGTTTATATTTTGCCATATTTTTACCGAATTCATACAATTTTTTAAACTCGGTTTTATTATCAAATTGCTGCTTAATAACATCAATGTCAACTTGCAATAAAGATGACATGACCTCGGCATCGTAACCAAATGCTCCAGAATTAATAATGATTTCTTTATTTTCATCTGTAATTATCATATACTAAAATTTCCACCATTCGGTTTGAGATTCTAAATTTTCGTTAAAAAATAATTTATAACTTTTTTGAACCTCACTAAATTTAACATCAAATCCAGATTTTTGATTGTCAAAATGTACGTTAGTATAACTCATCATAAAATCAAATAACTCCTTATCGTCAATAACTTGAAAATTTTCGATAGTTTTATTTGCATTTAAATTCATTGAGGTGTTTACAACAATGTTCCAATTATCGTTTTGAATTAAAACAAATTTTGCATGAACGCGAGCCATCCTTATATTTTCCGTACCAAATAAATTATCTAAAGCAATTGAATAATTTTTTTTTCTGCTTGGAAAAGACATATCTGTAATAATTTTAATATTCCTTATCAACTCGGTGTCCAGCATCCATTTAATGTTGTGCGAATCTTTAATTCCTGCAGACCAAGTGCAGATTACAACATCAGATTGACCAACTTTTTTCAAAAGTGCATAAATCAAATCAATTAAACTAAAATTACCATCTGTAAACCCATAAATGTGTCCTTTTTGGTTTAATTTATCCGATATAGCATCAAGATTGCCTATTTTAAAAATTCCTATGTCAGATTTTTTAAAATGGTAATTAGTGGCTTTTACAGATTCTTCAGTTATTTTATCTTTATTCATAACTTTTCAATTGCTTTGCCGTGGGTTGTACGGTGCTGGGATTAAGTCCGATATTTTCTTTTTCTCCATTATCATAAAGAGTTCAATACTTTTATCCTCAATTCATTTACCGTTATCAAATCTCTTTCTTCCTTTAGCCATTCACGCCCAATCTTCAAGTCTGCAAAGTAATTATCATCCTTCTCCATAGCCTTTGCAAATTTAACGCTCAAATCTGCCTCATTCTTGTAAGTCCTTACCGATGGAATACAAAACTCCTTTATTTCCTCAGGCGCATATGAAATACAACCAGCGACTAACATTTCCATAGCAAAGTTATTTGACTTCGCTTGATTAAAATTATCAATCGTCAAAGGGAAAACGCCGTAATGTGGCGCACTGTTTTTGATTAACTCAAAATACTGGAAAAGGGAATTGTTCCAGGGTAATACCTTGATATTTGGATACAAGGTTTTGCCCAACCATTCCGGAATACCAATGAATGCAACCTCCGTGTCCTTGCGCTTGCTTATCGCCTTCCAAAAGGTATCTACCGTTTTTAAATCCTCAATGTGTGTCATTGACCCGCGCCAGATGATCCGTTTTTGCTTTGCTTCAAGTTTGTCTTTGCGCACGGAAACAAACGGCGTCACACGAAAATCAATAGCATTTGGGATAACCATGATTTTACTTTCATCAAAGAATTGTTTGTAAAATTCCTTCAAGAAAGGAGTTGATACCATTAGGTAATCGGCGTAAGCAAAAGCCTTTTCGACTGATTCTTTTACTTTTGTTTTCCCGAAGTGTTCAGACGCTGGGTTGGCAAGGTTTACCTCATGCAACAAATCGTCGTGGTCTAAGATGATCTTCTTTCCCATTTTCCTTGCCTCAGCTATCATTGATAACATACCGTCACCGTTTGGACGTTGGAAAAGTAAAACGTCGACGTCAATAAAATCGTACCATTTTACTGTCTCAGGATTCAAATACTTCACCGTTAAATTTTTCATTTGCGAACGAAGGCGCTGGAATGGATTAACGGACCGATAATAGTCAGTCGTTGGGCTACTCAGGTTTACAACAATGCCTAATCTCATTTCTTTTGTTTTTCGTATGTGTCTAAAAGAAGGTGTAACACTTGTTCCATCGAGTGACGGACTTTAGTTTCCTTCCAGAGATTAAATTGTAAATCAAGTAACTTGTTCCTTATTTTTTCATCGCGATACGAGACGCTAAAAACCGATGATACCCCTTTATTGACATTCATTTTCTTTATTTTTCTTTGTTCAAATGATAATATTCAAGCTGCCGCTCTCTTATCCTCTCTTTATTTTCTTGATAATAAATCCTTTTTTTATCAAGTAATTCAGCCTTTTTTTCATCACTTAAAGCGTGGTATTTTCTTTTAATATACTCCAAGTACTTTGTTTTCTGATAATCGGGCATATTTAACCGGTATTCTTTTTTCTGCGCTGCATTCATGTTAAAAAGGGAAATCTGATTCAGGTTTAAAAGTCGTTGCCTCCGATACCTTTGGGTTCTCAGCCCCCGTTGGCTTGCCTCCAAACTCAAGGGAATTAACCATGCAACGAATAACCGCCGCCGCTTCACCGTTTTTCATATACGCATTTACGCCGCCAGATCCTTCCACCACGACAAATGTACCCTTGACAATGTGAGGCGCAAGTTTGACACCACGCTCACCCCAGATGGAACACGTCACCCAGATTGTTTTCTCCGATGGTGTTGGGCCATATACCTTTTCCGTATGCGCAACGGAAAAAGAACAAACGGTTGTATCGCCCACGTTTTTTACTTCGGCATCCTGTCCAACGCGCCCACTTATTACTAATTTTATCATATCTTATTTTCTTTCTGCAAATATAAGTTTATTTTTTTAATAAAATAAAATTTGTTTTTAAGTAAATTTATTATCTTTGTGGCGCAAGTTAGTTTAATGTTAAAACGTTTTGCAATGGCAAAAAGACGAAGATTAGATTCCTTCACTTGTAAATTTAGCAAGGTGGCGGAATGTAAACGCATCAACTTAAAAGTGAGGATTTGGCAATGTTGGTTAGTGGCTGAACACCTTGTTTAAGAAGATAAAATAAATCACACCAACTAAAAAGGTTTATGCTGGTATCGAATCCAGCCCTTGCACAATTAAAAACAAAGCAAATGGTAGATAAATTAATTAAGGATTTAAAAGGTAACAAAACTAACGCTTTAATTATTGGGAGCGGATCATCTTTGGATTATTTGCCTTATGCAGATATTATAAATATCTTTAAATATAATAGTGTTATTATATGTTTAAATGATACCTATTTATTGAAAGATATGTATTTTGATTATGCCATAAATCACCATACCGTTAAAGACCTTGATGATAATTTTCATAAAAGAATGATAAAAGACATTTATCGACATCCTTATAAATTTGTTTTATCAAATTATGATTGCAATGACATTAACCGAGGTACTACATTTTATGAAGCACCTTTTTATAAATACGATGGTTTGCCAGTTTGCGAAAGTACCCAAGTTTTTGTAAAGCCATTAATTGAAAAGATGGATAATTATTTGTTTGTTGGAGGTACTATTCTTTTAGATGCCATTGGCTTAGCTTATCACTTAGGCGCAAAGAATATATTTACAATGGGTGTTGATGGAGGAACAATAAATGGATATGCTTATTGTAAACAATATAGAGAAATATGGAATGAGAATGAATATTTTGTCACTGGGCACAGCCACCGAACTATGGCATCGCTGCAAAGTTTCATGGAATGGGCAAAGCCTAAAGGATGGAACTTTGTAAATTTAAGCCAAAGAATGGGCAACGCTTTTCCAGTACCAAGCAATGAAGAAGTTGAATATCATAAGCAAGGTTTTAGCTACAAAGTAATTGAGGATTATCCACAATTTTAAAACTTGTTTTGAGTTCCTGAGGGATGCTTATGAAGTGACCAGCTGGGGACTTTTATTTGTAAAAAGGTAAGAATGTAAGGGAAAATTAGTATATTTGTATTGTTCTTTAAATTAAAGTTGAGGTTAATTTAAAGAGCTTGAAGCAAACTATTTTTTGTTTCACCTTGCCCCGATGAACCTCAACTCATTGGGGCATTTTTTATTTTACCTATGGAAATATTACAGGAACTTGAAAGCCTTATTCCCCCGTTATCAAACGAGGAATTTAAGCAGCTTGAACGCAATATTCTTCAAGAAGGAATAAGGGAGCCATTAATTACATGGAATGGCATTTTAATCGACGGGCACAACCGTTACAGGATTGCCCAGGAACATGATATGAATTATGAAACACTTGAAAAGGAGTTTGAAAATTTAAACGATGTAAAAATATGGATGGTAAACAATCAACTTGGAAGGCGAAATTTACAAGACTTTGTAAAAGGTGAGCTTCATGATGAATTGGATAAATTAAATAAAATAAAAGGAGTTGAAATATATAAAGAAAAATCAGTTTTTAAAGGCAATCAATATTCTGCTCCGTTATCAATAATTGATAACGAACCAAAGCATAATACACAAAAAATAGTAGCCGAAAAACTTGGTTGGAGTACTGGAAAGAAAGCAATGTTTGACATTGTAAAAACAAAAGCACCAGAGCAAGTAAAGGAAAAATTAAGAACAGGCGAAGTAAGTATTAATCAGGCATACAAGGAAATAAAAAAGGAGGAGAACGAACAATTAAAAACACAAAAAGCCATTGAGATAATTGAAAAGGTTTATGAAAACAATACAAATATTTATAATGGTGATTGTATTGAGTATATAAAAACTATTAAAGAAAAAAGTATTGACTGTTTAATAACCGACCCTCCTTATGGGGTTGACATACAATTTGGAGCTTATGATAATCAGTTAAGCCGAAAAATTGAGAATGATGGAAATATTGAAGATGCTTTGGTTTTGCTTGATGAAATGTTAATCAATGTAAAAAGCAAGTTAAAAGAAGATGCACATATTTATATTTTTTGCAACTGGAAAATATACCCTCAATTCAATCAAATTATTTCAAAGCATTTTCAAATCAAGAACCTTATAATTTGGGATAAATTATTCATGGGAATGGGTGACTTAAAAGGTAATTATTCAAGTTCTTATGAAATGATTGTTTTTGCTGGAGGTAACAGGGAATTTTTAACAAGACCTAAAAACATAATACAATGCAGATTTAGTGACGAAAGATTTCATAACACCCAAAAACCAGTTGAATTAATTAAACAATTGATTGAAAACAGTACGAATGTAAATGAAACAATTTTCGACCCATTTTTAGGAAGTGGCTCAACAGTTGTTGCGGCAAAGGAAATGAAAAGGAATTTTATTGGTTGCGAAATTGATGAACAGAATTATAAAATAACTTTAAAAAGACTTGAAGATGGTAAATAACTCTTATAAAGAATTTAGAAAGTATTCAGACAAAAGCCTTCCAGAGGCAAAGGGACATATATCAGAATTTTTAAAATTAAAATTAGGTTCTGTTTCTTATATTGGCTTTACTCAGGAATCAGACGTTTATAATGACACGATTAATGCAATTGATTTATTTGTAAATATTCCTAAAATAAAAGTAAGTCACAGGGCAAGACAAAAATATGGAGATATAACAGACATTACAATTAAAACAAAAAGCCAAAACCCTGAGATAAAATCTGAGTATGATAAATTATTAAATTTTTCATTAGGAAATATAAGTCCCTGGTTTTATTTTTATTGCTTTTATGATGAAGAAAAAAACAATATAAGTAGATATATTATTTACGATTTACGAAAATTAATAAGACTTCCAGAGTTTAAAGACAAATCAATTTTTGCTTATTCTTCTGATAGGTTTAATACAAAAGATGGAGGATCTTCTTTCAATTGCATAACAGTTGAAAAATTAATTAAGCATAAAGTTATTTTAGCCGACTGGTCAAAAGGAAATAAAGAGGTAAAATATTATATATAATTTGCCTATTATTCCTTATATTTACTTATTCTTTTGAACGAGGTGAAGGTCATTCAAAAGAACTTCGGGACAATATCCGCATTGTTTCAACTAACCCAGTACCCCTTCACGTGCTGGGTTTTTTTATAAATTTTTATGAACAAGCTAAATAACAAAATCAAAGATAATTTTACAATTATCCCCAATGACATTATACGAAACAAAAGCCTAAGCGACCGCGCTCGTTTCATCTTTTGTTACATGGCTTCCATGCCTGATGACTGGAAATTTTATCAAGGCGTAATGGCAAAGGAACTGGGGTACACGAAGGACACCCTTAGGAAATACATTGAAGAACTTTTGGAAACAGGGTATCTGGACAGGGAACAAAGAAGGGAAGTTGGTAAATTTGATAGTTACGATTATACGTTAAATTTTTCACCGTGTACTAAAAAAGCCGACACGGTAAAAATCCGAGACGGTAAAAATCCGACACGGGAAAAGTCGTCACTAACAAATACTAACTTAGAACAAAGAAAGACTATTATAAATATAGACTTAGACAAAGATTTTGAAAACGAGTTTTCGACCTTCGAAAAAATTACAATTGATGATTCTCAAAGTTCCAAAGTAAATCCGTTTACTATTGTTGCTAAGTTGCAAAGTGAAAAAGAAAGAAAAATTGTTGCGCCGCAAAAAGAAAGAAAAGCCGACGCCGAGCCCAAACCCGAGCGCAAGCCCAATCCAACTTACGAAGCCTTTACCGTGTTCTGCCAAACCTTTGAACAGTTATCCGGTGCCGCGTATCCCACGGACCAAAAGGGACATTATATCATGAGTCCCAAAGATGCTGGCGGCATGGTTTACCTTATGCGTTGGCTTGAAAAAGTTGACCGGAACAATGATACAAATGAAGCTTTAAAAGTATTTTTACAAGCTGCTTGGTCGTTACCTGACAAATGGTTAAAAGCAAACTTTACCCCAGCTATTTTATACGGACAGGCAAACAAAGTTTACACGGCTTACCAAACGTCTTCACCAGCGGCAAAGAAAAAGGCGTATGACGATGAAGCTGACAGGCTTTTGAATGAGTATATACAAACCTTAAAACAAACACAATAAAAACCAACTTATATGAATTTACCAGCTATTGCAATGACGATTGAAGAAAAGATACAAGATGTACAACTTGTTATCGACAATCGAGAAAAAAGACTTTTTAAAACAGGTATCATTGAAAGCCTGCCCAAAATTAACGAGGTTGTTAAAAACATCCTTCCCCTTTATGGCATTGATGCAAGTCCAGAACACTTGACTGAGGTCACAAAGTTTATTACCACATACAAATTAATTGCCGTTGACGAGATTAAACTTGCCTTTGAAAAGTTTGCCAGGCAAGAATTGAAAATTGATGACCATAAACTTTATGGCAAAGTTGACTTGGCTGCCATTGGGCGTATTCTTACCGCTTATATCAACTGGCGGCAAAAGGTTTATTTTACCGTGGATATGGAAGATGAAAAGAAAAGGGCAAAGTTACAGGAAGAACAAAGACAGGTTGAGGCAAAGCGCAAGTTTTACGCCGAATTTCCCGAAATGTTAACAGGATTTAAGGGTGAAAGCTACGAAGATGTTCCAGCGTATTGGTACGACGCCGCAATGGAGGCTGGCTTAATTGGTTACGCTGAGGGAGAAAAACGCGCTATTTGGGAAGAGGCTCAGGAAATCGCAAGTAAAAAAAAATTCAAGCAGACAGTTACATTGATTTTAAAACCCAATTGCATCGGGCGGCGGAAGAAAGCAAGAAGAGGGCGGTTATCATAGCGCAAAAGTTGGCGGTCTGGAGGATCGTTTTAAATAAGGCATAATTTTCATGCAATCTGGTTTTCATGGTGGGGTATTTTGTGTACCCCACTTTTTTTTAAAATAATCTTGTAAATATTTTTTTATTCAAATAATTATAATTAAATTTACGAACCGAAACGAACAAGCGGTACTTTTAAAACAACCAATCATGAAAAAGCAATTTAAAGATATGTTTCAATTTCGCAAAGCATTATCAGGACATTTTTTAGTTCATTTTTATTATGGATATACAGAAACAAACGGCTGGCATAATGATAATATGGCTATTGTTGATATTGATAATATCGAGGTGGTTTTAAATAGAATTTATAATGATTATAAAACATCTATTGTAATAAATAAAAAAATTTATAAAACGCCTTTTGGTTTTACTAAAGCATTAGGTAAAATTGATTTTACAAACAAAAAATTTAGAAGACTTTAAAAACAACCAATCATGAAGATTACAAAATTTAAAGCCCGATTACCCCTGGGTGACGAAAAGAAAAAATACTTTGTCGATGTCGTTTTTTTGCACGGCTGGGGATTGTTTGGACAAAAAAAGGTTTATTCTCCAGACCTTATCGACTTACTTTCTTTTGACATTGATCCCGCTTACCTTGAGCAATATCCAGAAAAAAAAGTGGGTGAAAGAATGCTTCTTCCGATGATAGAGGAACATGAAGACCTTTGGCAAATTTGCAACGATTAATAAACGACTTTAAAAACAACCAATCATGGACACTTTACCAATTAAATTTGAAGGAAATCTTTACAAAGATTATTCTAATTCCCTAAAAGAAGAACTTGAATTATTAAAGGAAAAAGAAGAAGAATCTTGGCGCATTGCATTGGATATGTATATGTTTTCACTTAGATATATATCCAGCATATACGACCTTTATAAAAATAATCCTTACCAATGTTACAAAGACGAAATAGTTGACATGTGCAACAAATTTTTATCTCATTCAATGGGGAAAAAGAAGTCATGGACAACAAAACTTAGCGATGGATTAGTTGAAGAATGCAGCAGAATTATTAATGAAATGGAAAAAATACCTACAAAATGAAAATACAAGAATTTGCGTTAAACGCCTCATTAACCGTTTGCCCTTCTCACATTGTTGAGCCTGACCATTTGAAAAGATGGTGGAGGCAACGCGGGGTTGGTGAACTTGAAAAATGGTTTGTTTCTGGAAACTCCATTCACTACAATGATGAAATAGACTGGAAAAAAATAAGCAAACATAAAAAATCCTTATGGTACGATTCTCAAAACTTTCAAATTCAAGCAGGAAATGAATATTCTCAAAGGAAAGGTTAAATATACGGCGGGCAAAGTTTTTGAAGGGCAATACGGGCCTTCTATCAACGCCGCCATTACATTGGATAACGGTACAGACATCCGCGTTTATGGGAAACCAGACGATAACAAGTTGATGGCATTAAAGAAAGATGATGTCGTTACAATTATCCACGACGGCAAATCTTACAAGGTGGCTTTTGACATGGTTACCGCAAACGAAATACCCGAAAAGGTACAAACACCCACGGAACAAACGAACGTGCAACAGGCGGCAAATGTAGCCCCTAAAACCAACGGTAAATTAACTGCGGAAGAAATAAATGAAAAGGCAACCTTTATGACGGGTATATACGCTGACATATTTCACCAGTTGCAAGCCTCAGGACTTGAACCAGCGCAAGCGCAACCAGCAGCCGCCACGATCTTTATTCAAATCGGAAAATTCTTTTAATCATATATTGGTATGTTTGCCCCAGCCTGAAAAATGGCTGGGGATTTACCGATACAAAAACAAAGTAAAATGGAAAAGCAAGAAGAAAGTAAGATTTATAGAGGTTTTGTAATTATTTTATGCACTTTTTTTATTCTTACTTTGGCTAAATTAATTTATTATTTTATCACATATTTAAACAAATGAAAATGGAAAATCAGAAAAAAAATGAAACGTCTTTAGAATATTTTCATAGACGCACAAGAAATAATGTTATTAATTTGGATTACCAAAACGAATCTTTGAAGCTTTCAATTAAAATGTATGAAGAAGAAATTGAAAAGGCTTATAATAAAGGTTGGTTGGAAGGTGCAAAACATTCAGTTTCATTAAATAAAACTAAATAATCATGACAGAGCAAGAAGAAAAAAAAGATTCTGTAGATTACCTTTTAGATATTATTGCTAATTTATTAGGAGATAAATCAACTCATGACTCTATTAAATTTAATCAAATTTGCTTAAACGCAAATGCAAAACACGAACAGTCTTTAAAAGTAGCTTTTGAAAAAGGATTCGATGAAGGCGTTAAACACATTAATCAATTAATAATGAGCGATGAAAAATTCCCATTTTAAAAAACAAATAACCATGCTACTTCCAAAACCATACATATCAGTGAGCCAAATAAACCTTTGGTATTCCGACAGACAAAAGTACATTAATCGTTACTTTTTAAACCTTCCTGAAGAACCTTCCATTTACATGAACTTTGGAAAACAATTTGCCGAAGACACGGAGGCGTATATCAAAGACGGAATAATCATGGACACCTTTCCCGATTTTTACATTGAGAAAATACGCCCAATGAAAGGGCTTGAGGCTGAGAAGGAAATAAGCCTGAGTATTAACGACATTCAAGTCAAAGGTTTTATAGATGCCTGGGATGTTCATAATAACAGGGTAATTGATTTTAAAACCTCAGGAAAGCCTTGGACAATTGACACCTTAAAAACAAGCCTTCAAATGAAAGTTTATTCCCTTGCCATGTTTGTCAACGGTGACCAGATTCCCGAATGCCAAATAAATTGGCTTGGAACAAGGAGAATGAAAAACGGTTTGATTTTTACAGGCGAAAGTTTTGAATTAAATTATACCTTTGAAATGGATGAACTATTAAAAGCCATTGTTTTAATTGAACAAACGTGCAAAGAGATAAGCGAATGTTATACAAGTTTTCTTCACTCATTCAAATAAAGTAAAATGACTGTTCAAGAAGAATTTAATCAATTTACAGGCGGCATAAGGTTAAATGAAAATAAAATACGTTACGACCTTTGCCCAGCGATATCGCAACGGGAGTATGCTAAGGTGTGGACGCAAGGACTTGAAAAATATCCTGAACGAAACTGGGAAAAAGGTTTTCCCTTCTCCGTGGTTATTGCCTCCGCCATGCGACACCTTGAAGCCATGCGACTTGGTGAAATGATTGACGATGAAAGTGGGCTTCTTCACTCCGCACACTTGATGGCAAATGCAGCAA